GACTAAGCCTGAGACTTTATTTTTCTTAGAGAAACAGGGTATAAAAAGACCTGTGATGTATGACTTAGGTTACAACAATAATAATTGTATTGGTTGTGTTAAAGGTGGTATGGGGTATTGGAATAAGATACGAGAAGATTTTCCACAATCGTTTACTAGGATGGCAGAAGCAGAACGTGATGTAGGACACTCTTGTATAAGAGGAATATTCTTAGATGAACTTGACCCAAACGCAGGTCGTAAACAAAAAATAATAATGCCTGATTGTGGTAACTTTTGTGACTTAGAGTTTACAGAGATTAACCATCCTAAACTAGAAAGTGTCTATAGAAAACCTGAGCAACTTAAATTAATATGAAAGGAAAAACAAAATGTATAGACTAGAGTTTTTTGATGACGTGGGTCAACTTGTGTGTTATTACAAGTCATTAAATTTAAAAGAGTTGGAGGTTTATGCTTCAGGTCTTAAAGTAAAAAGTAAAATCACAAAGGAAAAACAAAATGAACACTAAATACTCTAAAACTTTAATTGAACAAGCTCGTTTCTTAGCTTTCTCAGGAGAGATACCCAATAAATCTATAGGAAATTTTCTAGGTTTAAGTAAAAACGAGTTAGAATATATTTTATATAAATTAAAACATGAAGAAAGGTTATCAATTGTTGAGACTTTTGATAACTTAATCAGCTATGGTTGTGTCAATGACGAAGCATGAGCTATTCATTAAATGGTTAAAGACTTGTCCAGTAGATTACTTACAACATGGTACTGTAAACACTAAAGTAAATTCAAAGGACATAATTGTAACCTTCGATTTAACAGATAGTTTGTCAGAAAAACTAAACAATTTAAATCAAGTAACATCAGAAGAACATAACGAATTAATTTTAGAAAGGAAAACGAATGGCTAAGTGGGCATTAAAAGAATGGCTGCAACCAAAGGAACAGGTGAGTAACATGAGTATGACAGGTGAGATAGACAAAGTCCAAGAAGAAATCAAAGTCTTAAAGGATTTAGATAATAAAAATCCAGGGGTTGAGATAATTGTGCAGTCTTTACTTGATGCTGAAAGAAGACTAAGGTTACTAAAAGGATAACTATATGATCTGGTCAGACAACTTAAAAGTATTTCTAATCCAGATGTTCGGACATGAGATAAAAACTAAGTCAAACTTTCAGAGGGTACGGCATGAAGCTTGGACACCTACTGTACACGATGAAGAACCACCATTTTAAAAGGAGATAACTAATGGAATTAAATGTTAATCACGAGCCTAGTTTAAATCATTGGGCTAGAAGATTGGCTGATGATGACATACGCACAGGCTACCACAAAAGTTGGGATCATGCATATGAGTGTGCTTGGAATGCTATAGAACAAAACCCAGATTTATTTAACTGCGATTTTTGTGGGGAGGAAGGATAACTAATGACAACAAATAAAAGAAGATTCGAGGTGTCCTCTACAATTGAGGATGCCGACTGGATGGATGATTTAGATGAGAACATAAGAAAACTAGAGAAGTTTCTTATTGTATATGATAATAAGGAGTTGTCCGATAGTAACTACTAATAAACCTTGTCCCGAAGGACAACCCTATTATATAAGTAAAGTTCAGATTGTCAAGAGGAAAAATAATGGAATATGATTACGAGTTATTTCACGAAGTAGCAGAGGAAGAATACTACTGCTGCGGTGAGTTAATGCACGAAGGAGACTATGAATTTGTCAGAGGTTTTGGTGAGATACCAGATGAATATAATATATTAAGAGATCCAGTTATAAGAATAGTTGACTTGTATAATAGTGATGATCAACGCATTGATCCTTGTCATTTGACAAAAGTTCAATACTTAGATATCCTTCAGACAATGACACAGATTTACTGGGATAATTTTTTAGAGGAAGAAACATAAGATGACATGGATATCTCATCAGCCTTGTCCCTTTGATGACTGTGATAGTTCAGATGCGTTCAGCTATAACACTGAGAGCATGGCAGGTAAGTGTCATTCATGTGACCGTAAGTATAGATTTAAGGATGAAGAAAAGGATGGGTGGGAAGTGACAGAACAAAAAGTAAAACCTGTACCAGTTGAGGTGTTAACACCTGTCTACAGGAGTGTCCGAAGCATAAGCAAGGAAGCAATGGAGTTCTTTGGTGTCAAGACCTACTTAGATTCAGAAGGTAAAGAGATAAAACAAGAGTACATCTATCCATCAGGCGGTATAAAGACAAGGTTCTTCCCTAAATCCTTCAGAGCTTCGAACTTAAAGACAGATGAGTTGTTCGGAATGAACCTTTGGAATGCTGGCTCAGGTAAGATTATAACTATAACCGAAGGTGAACTCGATGCTATGTCAGCATACCAGATGTGTAAGAGTCAAAAGTATGTCAATGCTTTCGTATCTCTTCCATCTTCTACCCCTTCCAATAAAATATGGTCTAATGTATCTGAGTATCTTAACTCATTCGATAAGATTGTTTTGTCAATAGAACATGACGAACAAGGCAATGCGGTAGCTCAGAAGATAGCTAACCTATTTCCTAATAAAGTTTACAGGGTGCAGCATGACAAGTACAAGGATGCCAATGAGTTCCTTGAGGCTGGTGCAAAGAATGATTTCTATCATGCTTGGTACAACGCAAAGAAGTATACACCTGAGAACATACTGAATACCCCTGACCAGTTCCTTAACCTATTCAATAAGTCTGAGGATCATGTGTATGTTGAGACAGGTATTCAGGATTTTGACAACCTATGTATGGGCTTGATGCAAGGACACTTTACATTGTTCAAAGCACAGACAGGCATAGGTAAGACTGAGTTCATGAGATACCTAGAGTATCATATCCTTAAGAACTACCCTGATATTTCAATTGCAGCGTGGCATATGGAAGAAACAAAACTGAGAAGTTTGCTTGGGTTAGTCTCATATGAACTTAATAATAATTTGACAAGAAAAGATTTAATTGAAAGAGCAGATGCAGAGAAGGATGTACAAGATTCTATTGTTAGACTGACAAAAGACGAAAGGTTCTATCAGTTTTTTCTTAATGACGAGGACGATCCTATTGACATTCTGGGTCACATACGTTATCTTTCGCAAGCTTGTGGCGTTCAATATATTTTCTTTGAACCCATCCAAGACATAGCTGCGAACATGAATGGAGATGAGAGCAAAGAGCAGTTCTTAGCTGACCTATCTGTCAGACTATCTAAACTCGCAGCGGAACTTGGGGTAGGCATTATTACTATTGGTCATACGAATGATGATGGGGCTGTCAAGTACTGCCGTATGATAGAGCAACGAGCATCAGTTGTTGTTGAGTTACAACGTGATAAGATGTCAGAAGATTCTGATGAAAGAAACACCACTCGATTACTTGTCACAAAGAATAGACCTGTTGGTCCTACAGGCTACGCAGGTCAACTTAAGTTCAACACACATTCCTTTACCTTGGAGGAAAAGTATGCAAGTTATTAAGATCAGGAGTTATTTGTATGAAAAATAAAAAAGTAGTAGCAATGGATATTGAAACGGATGCACTTGAGGCAACCAAGATTTGGTGCATATGTACACAAGACATATCAACAGGTGAGACAGATCAATTTTTAAATGTTGATAGGATACCTGAAGAAAGGGATAGGTTCATTGAATATTGCAGCACAGTATCTAACTTTGTTTTTCACAATGGCATTGGGTTTGATGTGGGTATTATCAACAGACTGGTCAAAGAGAATTGCGTTCCTCTTGATTTGGTTCTCGACACTCTTGTTCTCTCTCGCCTTATCGAATACAACTTAGAAGGTGGTCACAGTCTCAAGGTGTGGGGTAAAAGGTTAGGTGACTTTAAGATTGGGTTTGATGACTTCTCTTGTTTGACACAGGAGATGATAGACTATTGTCATCAAGACGTGGTTGTCACGGTAAAATTATATAAGAAATTTTTAGGTGTTGTTGAGGATAAATCCTGGCAAGATGCTATTAGATGTGAGCATGATATACAAATTCTCTGTGAGGAGATGACAAAGAATGGGTTTTACTTTGAGAAAGATAAGGCTGATCATTTACTTGACGAGATAGAACTAAGACTTTGTGAGTTAGACGAAGGTTTCCAACATGACTTCCCACCTAAGTTAGAAGAAGTAAACAGAATTATTTATAGAAAGAAACAAGATGGATCACTGATGTCAAGTGTTGTCAAGGCACAAGAGAAATACCCTAAGACAGAACTTGATAAATCAAGATATCCACCTCAGCTAATATGTTATGATTGGATTGACTTTAATCCTGCATCACCTAAGCTGCGAATAGAAAGACTATGGGAGGCTGGCTGGAAACCAGTGGATAAAACTAAAGGACATATTGAATATGACAGAGAACAAAAACGCAGATAGAGGAAAGAAGTTTGCTAAGTATGGGTGGACTTTATCTGAAGCAAACCTCAGCACACTGCCTGAGAAGGCTCCTAAAGGGGGTAAACGATTAACTGAGTGGTTGACACTTGAGGGAAGAAGAAGCAGCCTTGTCGAGTGGCTAGGGCACTGTGGTGACGATTTACGTATTCACGGTAGGTTTCAAGGGATAGGTGCATGGACAGGCAGAATGGCACATCGGGCACCGAATCAAGCTAACATTCCATCTGAGTTTCACGGTAAACCTAAGTCAGCAGTTGATGAAGTAAAGGATAAATACGATGGTCAGTTCAGGGCTTTGTGGTCAGTACCTGAAGGTAGTTATTTAGTAGGTACGGACGCAGAAGGCATTCAATTGCGAGTATTATCCCACATAATGGGGTCAGAAGAATACGTTCATGCGATTGTTTCAGGTAAAAAAGAAGATGAGACAGATATACACAACCTAAATCGTAAAGCACTAGGTATGTCACATGTAACGAGAGACATGGCTAAGACATTTATCTATGCATTTTTACTAGGGGCTGGCACAGGTAAGATAGGACAAATTTTAAAGGTAAACATGAGAGAAGCAGGTCAAGCTGTTGAAAACTTTTTGGAATCTATACAAGGTCTTTCTAATTTAAAGAAGAATGTTATACC